TCTACAAATAAGTCAGATGCGGTATTATATGCCCATCGTTTTTTTGTTCCATAGGGCTTGTAATCCTCTATTATCCACTCGAAAATCTCCCAAGCTACACCTACTATGAATACAAGAAAAACACACCAAAAATCGCTAAAATTAAGCCATTGAAATACCTTACAAAAAAATGCACCAGCACCAATATGGTATGCAGTCCACCCATCAAGTTGTCCTGTTTTTAATTGCCAAGATACTAGTTTAGCTAGTGGGTTGTTCATCTATTTACCACCTTATTGTTTACTAATTTATGTTGAACTAAGTCAATACGCCCATTAGTCTGATTGTGTTTTTTCTCGCACTCATCCAAATAAAACTCTTCAGCAGTTTGAAATGAGTCAGTCCTTTTTTCTATTACCCCATCAACTAAAACAAAATAATCTTTAGAATTAGGATAGGTAATAGTTACTAAGGATTCATCTGCCATTTGAACTTTCTTAACCATACTAGGCTTAGTGTTCTTATGAATTACAACATCATGACCTTGGGCGCATCTCCTTACAATCATTACTCTGCTTCTACCTCTTCAGGCTTAGCTAATGATTCTCTTAACATATTAATGAACGCTTCTTTACCTACAGATAATTGGTCAGCCATAAACTGATTGCTATTCTGCTTGTTTTGAATGTCGTTAATATGATTCACCATCATCTTTTGCTCATCAGTCATATCCTCAATAACGTATTCTTTGTCATCAAGATTCAGGACTGGCTTCTTTTCTTTTTTTGCCATTATTGACTCCTTGTTTGTTAATTATTATCCACAATAAAGCACACAACTAACCATCTTAACTTCTTCAGTTGAGTTACCCATTGTTACTTTTCCTAGTGTTTTACTTCTAATAATATCGTCACTCTGTACTTTAGCAGTTCCATCTCCATTACTTTCTAGTAAATCTCCACCAACACAAGAACCAGTAACTTTAATTGATGATATACCAACTGAAGCAATAGTTACATTACTTCCATCTAGTCCTTCTAAATCAGAAACAACTCCGTATACTCTTTTATCTCCAACTGAATTAGAGATTTCTACTTTAGCGTGATTCTCACTATGTTCTTCGTCTATTGTACTTACCACCATTCCTACTTCTAAAGTATCGGAACTACTACTTTCGTGACAACCTGAAAAACCAGTAAGAGATACAGTTCCACCAGTATTTTTAATATCTCCTACAATACTTCCATTTGCTCTAAATTGAATAAATTGTCCGTTGTCTGCATTTCTACAAACTTGCATTGTTTCACCACCAGCATCTCTACTAAAAATAGCTGAATCAGCAGACCTAATAGCATGACCATTTCCAGTTGAGCCAGAAGAGGCTCTACCTGAAAGTATATCACCACAAAAAATAGATGCTCCACTATCTTGAGCCATATAAACAGCAGTTACATCTCCATTACCTAGAGTTACTGAGTTATCTGCTACACCAGTTGCAGAAGCACCTATAACAGTTTGATTAGATGCACTATTCGCACTACCTCTTGCCTCTTTACCAATCATGGTATTATTAGAGCCTGTAGTAATATCGTTTGTGCCTTGATTTCCAGCTCTACTTCCCACAAAAGTATTAGCTATCCCAGTTGAGACATCCATTCCAGCTTCAAAACCTATTGCAGTTGTTTCTCCATTTCCAGCAGAAGTATTTAGAGTAGTTAAAGCCTTATATCCAATCGCTGTATTTCTTGAACCATCATTTTCAGTTTTCAAACTTTCAAAACCTACTGCCGTATTACCAACACCTGAAGTCAAGGCTGAAAGTGCATTTTGCCCTATTGCGATTTGTCCTACAGAACCATTTGTATTAGTAGCATCCATAGCTCTATCACCAATAGCTATGTTACCTGTAAAATCTGCTCCTAGAGTACCACCAGTTAATGCAAGAGAGCCAATGGCTATGTTTTTACTTGCATCATTTCCATTTTCTATTACATCTCTCATGGCTTCCACGCCTATAGAAATGTTATTATCTTCACCAGCATTAGCAAGCTTTAAACTTAAAGCACCTATAGCTACATTACTTCCACCGCTAGTAATATCAAATAATGATTGCATACCCACAGCAGTATTATAACTCCCTGTAACATCGACCATTGATTGTGAACCTACAGCAGTATTAGAACTACCAGCGTTACCAATACCCATCGCAGAATTTCCTACTGCAGTATTACTTACTCCATCATCTGTTCCACTTAAAGCACTTTCTCCTATCGCAGTATTTTGACTTCCTGTGTTACAAGCATCTAAAGATAAATATCCAACTGCTGTGTTAGAAATACCTGAAGTCAAAACATTTAATGCACCATACCCAACTGCTACAGTACCTATGGCATCTGCCGTTGCATTTCCTCTCATAGTTGCCGTACCTATTGCAGTTACTCTTTGTGCGTTTGTTGAGCCATCTAAAGAATTAATACCAATCGCAACATTATAATCTCCAGTTGTTACTGCGTGACCAGCATTTTCTCCAAAAAGACTATTATAATTTCCACCACTAGCTAAGTCATCACCAGCCAACTTTCCAAAGACTGTATTAGATGTACCGCTATCATTATTGCTTAGTGAGATTCGGGAGTTTTCATCAATTATCATCCTAGTACCACCATCACCAGTCCTAAGTGTTATTTTAGCACCACTATCATTACCAGTTTGTATATCAACTATTCCACCATTAGAGTGTTCATTGCCATATACGGCAATATATGCACCTCGTGTTCTACTTAAACCGCCCCCACTTGAATCAATAGTTATAGAAGCATTATCACTTCCATCACTTGTAGAGGTTTTTAATAAATTACTAGTTCCTGAATAAACAATATCACCAGCAAATGTGGCGTTTTGACTAGAATCAATAGTTAAAGCTGGATTTGCAAGAGTATCTGTGCCGTTATTACTTTGAGTAAAAAAATCTATTCTAGTTGCATAGTAATTACTTGTTCCTGTATCCCATGTAGCATCTGCATTAAATTCTATCTTAGCTCCAGTATAAGGTGGTGAGCCACCTGAATCACTACCTTGTGCTAATATAACTCCAATATTATCGTCATCTGCTATAGATGTATCTGTTGACCATAATGAAAGAGTTGATGGGTCGTTACTGCCACTATTCTTAATAAATACATCACCAGCAAATGAAGCTCCACCGCCACCTAGAAATTCAAATTTTCCATCAGCGTTATATACTTTTAAAACATCACTCCAACTATTATCACCATATTCGCTTGATAATACAAAATTTACTCTGTTTGATTCTGTAACAGTTCCAAATGCCCAACCTTGGTCATCGACATTTACAATATTAATAGTCCTTTTTTGATTAGAACCATCAGCCATTTTAACATTTAAAGCACCAATTCCAATTTGACCACCAATAGTAATTTTTTTATTAGCAGGAACTGATACATCACCAGCAAATGTGGCTAAACCTGAACTGTTAATACTTAAAGCCGTAGAAGCTCCTGTAATAAAAGACATAGTGTTATTTGCATGGTCATAATCAACTTGACCAACATTATTATCTTCGCTATCACCAAACATCAAAGAACCATTCGATGTACTTCCACTAAGAATATTTATTCCTGAATCGCCACTTCCATGAATAGATAAATTGTCGGCAGTTGAAAAAGCAGTAGCTCCACTTCCACTCCCAACTATTACGTTACCAGCAAATGTAGCGTTTTGTGATGAATCTAAAGTGAGAGCAACAGTTCCAGCATTTGTTTGTATAGTTAGACTACCACTAGAGCGTATAAACGAATTACCTTCAACTTGATAAAAGTGAGAGTGGTAACCAGCATTTGTAGTATCCCATAACGATAAAACTGGAGTAGTTGCATTTGATATTGTAAGACCTCTAGCACTCGAACCAACATTATTAGTTTTACTTGATGTTGAGCCTATATTTACGTTGCCTGAAGCATCAATCCTCATTCTTTCAACAGAATCTGTGTATAATTGTAACCCACCTGAACCAGCACTTGTTGTTCCTCTAAAATGACCAATACGAGCTTTGTTGCTTACTAAATCTATAAAAGCTCTTTCAGTTCCAGCAGTTGCACCAGTACCATTAACCCCAGTAGATACTATCGCTCCTGTGCTATGAATTTTTTCTTCTGGACTCGCAGTTCCTATACCTACTGCTTGACCATATAAAAATAAAGTATTATTGTCTGCTCCATCTGTTAATATTAAAGCATCTGCACTAGCATCATTTTTAATTCTAGCTTTTACAGTTGTTCCTTCTCTAAATAAAACAGAACTATCTCTGTCTGAAGCCGACCTAATATCTACCGAGCCACTTGAACTAGCATGACTTGATTCTATTATAATCTTACTATCCGAAGATGTACTTTTCAAATGCATTAAAGCGTCTGGAGAAGCAGTTCCTATGCCAATGTTATTATTTGCATCATCAATAACAAAAGCAGTATTGTTTGTTAAGTTTTGAGTAAACCCAATATGAAATTTTTCATCACCATCTAAACCTAAATACGCAGACTTGGTTGAGTTTGCAATCGCAATACGAGACTGAGCAGATGTAGTTCTTTTAAAAATCGCAATTTCAGCTTCATCATCGTGAACCTCTAAAGGAACTGTTGGGGTAGCAGATATACCTACTCGTGAATTAGTAGTATCCACAATAAAAACATCTCCACCATCATTATTCTTGCGTACTAATAAGGCTTCTGCGTTAGTTACATCAATAGTTGATGTGCCTTGTATAACTTCATCTACACTAAGAGATATTCCACCCTGTACTTCTAAATCTCCTGTGATTGTAACATCGCCATCCATTTCCCCACCATTACCGAGGTTTTTTATGGCACTTTGTCCCATTGATCCAAACATCTTAAATCTCCACTATTCTAACAGAACCAGTAGTAGTAGATGTGCTGTTATAATTAAAATATATTGTCATCCCCAGTCCTCTAGGAACTGTAAGAAAAAAGTTTGTGTTTGCTGGTATTAGGAGATCATTACTTGCATTTACATTTGTTTCTGATGTTGTAAAGTTGTAGTAAAGTTCTACGGCACTATATACTCCAAGTGTTCCTGTAGAACCAAGCAATGATTTATGTGTTGTGTTTGCAACATCTGCTGAACTTCCTGCTGTTCCTGCTGTTGCTACTGTCCATTGACCACCACTAGTAGTGTTAAGTGCTTCTTGGACTGAATATGTATGTAGGTCTGCCATTTTTTCTTCCTCTCTAAGCTAATGACTAAAGCGTGAACGAGATCGTCTTAGTCTTTATTTCTTTTTCTTTTTCACTTTTTTAACAAGTTTTTTTGCAACTGACTTTACAGTCTTTTTCTTAAATGGAGAATAGTCGTTCTCACTCATTATACGAATATAGCCCTTAGCTTTTAACTCGTCTAATTTTTCAGGATGTCGTTTAAGTAGTTCATCCTCAAGCCTTTCTATTCTTCCATTTTTAAACCAATATTGCATAAAATCTCCAATCTGTTGGGGGCAGGAATCAACCCACCCCCAATTTAAACTAAGCTACTAGCCTTCGTTAGTAAACTTAACACCTTTCTTATTATCAGAATCATCAATCAATTTAACTCCGTATAATAAATCAGATACAACTTTTGTACCTAAAGCATCAACAGAATACTCTGATTGAACCCTTACTTCTTGCTGTGAAGCAAAAACACAAGCTGATTTATGAAAGATTGCACCCGGAATTGTACTTGCTGTACCACCAGTTGAAACTGTATTGCTCATATATACGTCGATTCCGTATAATGATCCAACCATTCCCGATCTTAGTCCACGATTTCCTTCACCGACAGCATCATTACGAATGAAATACTGTGCTATACCAGCAGATGGGTTAAGTATATCTGCAAATAAAGTTGGATTAACAACCATAGCACATTCACCATCCATGTAAGGAATGTCTGCTTCACCTAATGTAGCAAGAGCAGATTCAAACACAGATGCAGTTAATGTATCATCAGCAGATAATGCCTGAGAGGCATTTAGTCCATCTAACTCACCCCAAATATCAGTATCTACCTGACGAGCAAGAGCTTCACCCATCATTCTTGAATACTTAGCTACTAGATCAGCCTCAGACTGAATCAAAGCTACATCTTCAAATAACTTTGCAACATACTTGTGCTTGTTAATTGATAGCTGAGTTGTAGTGGTTGCAGTTGCATCATAGGATACATCTGATCCTGCTGATTTATCTGAAGCACTAATTAAACTCATTTCTGGAATATTGATTGCATCTCCATAGCCTTTTGATCCAACTAATGCTGAATAGTCATCTACTAAACCTCTGAATACACTTTTTCTTTCAAAGTATTTATAGATACCATCTGCCCAAATTTCTGGGATAAAATGCTGATCTGTTGTAGTAGTTACTGGACTACCTTGATAATGTTTTGCCATTTAATTTACCTTTTAATGTATGAATCTAGTATTGCTTGCCAATTACTTCTTCGTTGTTCGTCTGGCATAGCTACCCAATCAGAAGGCGTACCTGAAGGCACAGTCCCTTTTCTATCTGGTGGGTTTTGTTTTTCTACTTCAGAAAATTCTTCAACGATGTTTAGAAGTATATCAGTATCAACACTAGCAAATTTTTCTCTTTTAGATTCAGGAAGTCTAGCTAAAGCTGTTTCACGAA